CCCCCAGTAAAAGTAATTGTTGGGGATGTAGTGTAACCAGAACCTCCTCCTGTTATGGATATAATTCCAACTACACCATCACCTATTGTGCAAGTTGCAGCAGCTCCAGAACCATTACCAAAAAATGCAACTTTGGGTGCAATTGTATATCCATAACCTGGATTTATTACTTCAACTGACTGTACTGACAATGTTCCAGGAGCTACGTTGTCTGTACAAACAACTATACCACCAATCATTGTTGCGGATCCAATACCAGTCAATCCACCAGAAGGTGCGGACGATATTGCAACCCTTGGCGAATAAGTATATCCACCACCTCTATTTTTAACGGTAAAGAATCTTATACCACCGTTAATTATATTAGTAATCGCAGTGGCAGTAACTCCTGTTCCGACTAGAGTTAATATTTGAGTTATTCCAAGTTTAGTTGTAGGATCATCTTCAGATCCTGTTCCAGTTCCACCACCAGCTCCTGTACTTAGTAAATCATCAATCTCTGTTATTCCAGTATCAATGACTTCATCTTCGTAACGGAACAACTCACATTTCAATTCATAAGTATAATTTCCTTGAAGTTGATAGAATGGTTTTTCATGCTCTACATATTTAACTTCAAAAAGACGATCTCCCAAGGGAAAATAAACAAGATCTCCCTCTTTTGGTCTGGTGGATAACTTTACATTTTGATTATTTTTTATGAGAGGTGTAATATAAGTTACAAATCTCTCTCTAGATATTGTTAGGGTTAGTTCATTCAGTGCTTGAATACCAAATTTTGATAGTATTGTTTGATTGTCTCCATATCCTTCAAAGTTTTCAACATAAGCCTCAATTGGAAGTGCTTCATCAAAAACTGATTCGATGACTTCTTTTAATACTGTTTTTTCCGTAATATATTTTCTTGGCAAGTAAAAGACTTCAACACCATACATTCTTAGATGTTCATTAATAAGATCTTGAACTAAACTTCTCTCGCTTGCAGATCCCTGTTGAAAGTATGGGTTTAACATACGATTATCCTATCATGTCGTATGGTGGAAGTTCATAAGTATTAGACATTTTTTCCATCAACATATCTATTTCTTTCTGGGCATCGTCATAGATTTGACGACCATTTAATTCAACTCCACCTGGCAATTTAACACCTTGGAACTTAATTAAGTTTTGCCCCCACTGTCTCTTAATGAGAGAGGTTAGATATGGTTTTAGGAAAGAGTCATTCCAAACCTTAGAATATTCATTTCCATCTAAAACTGCATAGCAATCTATAACAATAAATTCGCCAACTCTAACAGAACCCCAATCAATATCCAAATAAAGTCTGTCCTGTCTTTTATTAAATCTAATCTGCTTTTGAGTATTAAGTAAGAAATCTAAATCTTCCAAGTAAGTTTTTACCATTGCATAACTTAGAAGTTCTGTTGTTCCCCAGTAATAGATGTCATTTAAGAACAACTGATACTTAACACTGAATATGTTATTTGTTATGGTGTTAGCACCATCAAATCTGAAAATTTTATTAACACCAATAACTGAGGGTGGGATTTGTAGGTAATTGCTGTTTTCTGTGTAGTTAAAAGTTACAGCAACTCCTGCAATATTAGTACTAACAGAGGTAGTTACAATTCCAACACCAGCATTTTTTGGTGTTGCTCTTCCCCTGTCAATATCATCTTGAGTGAATTGATATTTGAAGAAAGTTGGATAAACTCCATCAAAGTGTCTTTCTTGAAAAAACTGAATAGCGTCATCAACCAAGTCATCAATTTGCTCATCAGCTACGTTAATTTCCAAAACTGGCGCACCCAGTTTTCTCTTACAGTAATCTATCAGTTCTTGCCTAGTAGATGGTTGCGCCATTTGTTAGTCCCTCTCAAAATATTTATGGTGCTGAAGAAATGCCAGGTTTTACTAAAATATTACCCTCAATAATTCTATAAACAGTTGATCCAGAACTGACTAAAACATCAAAAACATATCTTCCCTCTTTTAATGATCTTGTTGCTGTTGCCCCTAAAGATATATTGAATTTGCCTCCAGCAGCACTTGTGAATCCAACATTAAAAGTTGCATCTGCTGGACCACTTGACCCTATAGAAACACTTTTTTTCATCTGCGATGAACCAGTATATCCACTAAAATCAAATGAAGTCCCAGCTAATTTTTTGACATTAAAATTAGTATTAAAAGTTGCACCAGTATTGATTGTCAAATTAACACCATAAGCAACTCCAGAATCTGGATCAAAAACTATACTTTTAGTTGCCATTTATAACTCCTAAACTTGATACAACTTCTTGTTGTTTAAGGTATAATTTATAATAACACTTGGCAATGGTTTTTAAGGAATCAATATCATCTATACTATCTATCTCAGAACAAAATTTAAAATATTCAAAACTTTTACTTAAATTTTCTAGATCAATATCTTCAGGTTTCATTCAATAAACTCCGTAAAAGAAATTTGATTTCATTAAGATCACTCTTCATACTAGCAACATCTTGTTCAAGATGTTGTATTTTTTCATTCTCTTTGTTCTTCACTTCTCTTTGAGAAACATAATTCTGATATTGTGATTGATCCAAATTAATAATAGAATTTGTTTTGGGGTCTCTCAATAAATTTGAGTGACCCTCTATTTTCATATATTTCATATCAAGCAAGTGCTATTACTCTTAAATCTTTAATCCTTGGTACATATACTTGACTGGTTGATGTCATTACTAATTTTATTCTAAACGCTTTAAATGATGGTAGGTTATTTGCGGCAAATAAAGTATCTTTGAATTCAATTTCTGATGGACCAAATCCAGTAAGTATTGATGGTGGATTATAGTTGTTTGGAAGACCATTACTATCAGCAAATGAAATTATTTCACCCTTATAGTCGAGATTGTTATATCCTGGGAATGGGACAAATACGGGGGTTGAACCTGGATTTTCACTTATATAATAGAATGCTCTGATGTCATTGTAAGCATTAACATGAGAGGCTACCATAATCTGAATTGATGTTGATGGATTAGCCAATACTATTTCTTTAGAAATATATTGGAATGCGGATGGATCATCAAAAAGACTATTTACTCTATTGTCGGTTGCATAGTTTGTAATAACACTATTAACTCTGTTAGAGGTTAAAATAGTGCTGACTCTCTGAGTATCAACAACTGGACTTACTCTAGAATCAGTTGTATTCAAAATAAGTCTCAAATTCATGGACTTATTCCCAGGTAAATTGGTTAGGTTTTGATCCTCATTAATTTTTGAGCATACCAATCTAGGGCTATCCAAATAATTAATTTGGTTAATAGAAATTGGTTCAAACCCCTGATCAACAAATGGTATTTCATCTCCGCTGATACTTGATCCTGAAACAGTTCTAATTTCAGCACTCAAATTAGTTCCCTTTACTGTTAGGTTCTGTACCATTGGAGTTATAATCTCAAATGGCATATTTTGAGTTGCTCTTATATTATATCCACCAGTAGATTTAGTTTCATTTAAGTATAGAATTGGGAAACTGGTCCCACTTGTCCTATCAACTCCATTCAGAGACATATCCAGTTTTACGTTATATGAGTCAAAAGTTATTGGATTGGAAACAGTAACTTCACTCATATCATGAACTTTATTAATTCTTTGGAGAGAAACTTTACCAAGTTCATACTTATAAACTGGAGTTCCAACTGGATAATTTTTTGCGTTAGACCCTCTTATAATGTTTCCAGAAATCACTCCACCACTCGCTGAAGTATATTCAATTACTTCTTCATCGATTAAAAGATATCCAGGATTAGTTGTACCAACTCCAACATTCTCAAATGTTGTGAAATCTGATGTGCTATCAACACTTATTGCCGAAACAGAGTCCGCATTGTATGCAACAGAAAGTTTTGTTGGTTTTACATCTGGTTCAACATCAAAAATCTGAACATAGTTGTCCGAGAAATACATACCATGATTTTTATGATTTACCTTTATGTGCAAACCGTCACTAACAGTAATTATTTCTGAAACTTGAACCCCACCACCAGTTGTAGAATTTAAAGTCGTAACTAATCCCACAGAATTGGTGTATGTTACAGTGTTTGAAGCTCCAACTACAAAATTTCCTTGAACGTTATCTAATAATAGTTCTGAGGTATTTCCAATAGAAACAACTGAAAGTCTTGCATTTCTTCCAATTGAGGTATTTCCTATAGTTCCAATACCTAATACATCGCCAGCAATATAACCAGTTCCAGAAGTTAATACTGTTGCAGCAACGGCAACTCCATTATCAATAGTAATATTTGCAGTTGCACCTCTACCACTACCAGTTAAAGTCGTTAATGGGACACCATTAAACTGGAATGCGCCAGATGATGGTGTATATCCTATACCTGCATTAATTATATTAAGAGTTCCAGTTGCTATACCAGCACTACCTACATAATTACCTGTTGCATTTATTCCCTGTTGAGAAACAGTATTTCCAATCTTTAATCCAGTATCTAGCAATGCTGAAGTTATTCCAACTCTTACTCTTCTAGAATTTAATTGAATTGAATTGGGAAGTAGATTTGCAATTTGTCTATTTCCTCTTGTCAATTCTGGGCTGTAGAATTCTACAGATCCTGCTGGTAAGAAGTCTGCTCTATAGATAGTGAATTTCAAATCTTCCCACTGACTTGCATCCCAAGTAGAAGCATTTTGTGATTTGAACAGTGATCCTAGGTATGGTTGATTTGAGATAAAAGTTTGAGTTAGTAAATCAATTTCTCCAACTCTCGAAACATACGCTGTATATTTTGCAGAGTTTGATAGAAGAACGATTGCATATTCCTTTTGACCTTCCAAGTATATTGGAGCTTTAAATTCAAAAGTTGTAGCTACAGAACTATCTCCAGAAATATTTACTTGACTTGGATTTAAAACTATTTCAGAGAATGGTAAGATTTTTGATGTTGGTACTCCAAGTTCTACAGTTCTTATCTGCATTGTAACAGGAACATCTGTATCATCTTTTTCTCTAAAGAAAACGTCACATTTTGTGATGAAAATTCCTGTTGGATCATCTACAAAGAAAGATTGTGCAAGGGGGTCATAATAACCAACAGCTCTTGTTTCTGATGTTGATGATAAAGTTGTTGAATTTATAACTTGAGTTCCAGTAGTTCTGAAAGCATCAATAGACTCCGTTAGATTTTGAGTTTCTATTCTTCCATTTCTAACTGAAAGAATATTTTCTTGTAATGTTTCTATAGTTCCAGCTGCTTCAAAATTTTCCCC